GTTGAACGCGGGTGCCGTTTTTGCGCTTGATAAGGGACTGGATCAACATGGAAAACTCCTTGTGTGGGTGCTGCGCTTGAAAAAAGGGGCAGGCTTTCACCCACCCCTGAAATTCACGATCACATGACCGTGAAGGAGACTCGTTACATGACGTAGAAAACGGTCAGACGGATCTTGCCGCTGGTCGCGCCGGTTGCCGGTGCGGCCGCGACCTTGACGCCAATGGAGCGGTCCAAGGGGGTCGGGGTGGACCGCTGGCCCTTGGTCGTGCGCGCCATGCCGCCGGCCTGGCCGATGGTGGACGCAGCAAACAGTTCGGTTCCAACGGTGCGTGCGGTGTCGGCATCGCCCACGGTGCCGGACATGATGCCGACATCGAGGGTGAGTGCCGGCGAGCCGCCGGTATCGAGGTCATCGGTATCGATGATCGCGTCCACGATGCGCGCGTTACCCGGCAGGATGCCGATTTCGATGATGTCAGCGAGTGCCAGCGCAGCCGACAGCGAATACTCGAAAGTCTCGCAGGCGATGACGCCACCCTGGTCCGGCACCGGGGTAGCTTTCTTACCCTTGGCCCAATCCGATTTGAGGAAGGAAGGCATAGTATTTCTCCTAAAGTTTGTCTATTCCGATGAAGCCGCCCCACTTAAGGGGCGGGCTTCATTAGTTCGGGTTGGCGGCGTAGGTGTCCAGCGAGATCACACCGAAGTCGCGGCCGTTGAAACGGGACTTCTTGACGCCCATGATGCAGGACGAGCCCACCATCAGTTCGTTCTCGAAGTCTTCCAGCTCCTCCACCCAGTTGTAGCGCAGGGAACCGCCGGCATCGCCGTAGGCAACCAGGCCCGCTTGGGCGCCCAGGAACAGCGCGCGTGCTGCCGGCAGGTTTGCGCCTGCGCCGTAGTCGCTGAAGCGGATCACGCCTTCATGCGAGTGCAGAACGGCGTTATTGATCTTACCCAGGCCACCCTTGAAGATCGGGCTGTTACGGCCTTCCGCTGCTGCGGCTGCCTTCTGCATTTCGAGCCAGCCGGCGGCGTCGGAGATACGCAGCGAATGCTCCTGGAACGGAGACATCAGCACGACATAGTGGTCTTCGCCGTCCACGCGGACCGGCTGGATACGCACGTTGTCGGTGTTGATGGCGTTGAGCATGGTGGCGCGGGTCTGCGCACGCTCGATCAAGGCGCGGCTCATGCCGTCGTCGCTCGAAATCGTCGCCTTGCTGGTGGCATCGCCGCCATACAGGACGTGATCGGTGTCCGGCGTCTGGAGCGCGTTACCTGCGAAGCCGGTATAGGTGGTGTCGTAGATGTATTCCTCGTTGACACCGCGAGCGCCGGAGAGGTACATGAAGAACAGTTCGTCCTTCACGCGGCCCCACCATTCGGCGGCGCGCGCCTTGGCCACCTTGCGCAGATCGTGCAGGGTGCGCTTGCGGGTCATCTTGCCGCCTGCGGAGACAGCGCCGCGCAGTTGGTCGATGTAGATTTCGTCGGAATAGAACTTCAGGTTTTCGTGTTTGCCCTTGAGCTTCGCATCGCCTTCGGTCGGCTTCTGGCGGAGCTGCATGGACAGATCGAAGCTGATCTTGTCGCCGGACTCGGTTTGGAGTTCGGTCTTTTCCTGGATCACGGAAGGCTTGGATTCGTTCTTGGAAACGAACTTCTTGTCGAAGTACGATTCCTTGGGAACGTCAACGGCAAGAGCGCCGGACCAGCGCTTGACCGCTTTCGGGTCATTGACGCCAACAATGGTAGTCATGTGAAACCTCGCTAAAAGAGTGGAAAAAAGTCAAATTTCTTCGCACTCCTGCGCGAGTTGCCATGCCTTGCGGCAATTGCAAGGCAAGTCTAGAACTTGCCTGCAATAAAGTCACTACCTTTGCAACATTTTTTTAGTCATCGAATGAAAAATGCCAGCGCCAGGCAAAGCGCAGTCAGCAATGCGCAGCCCAAGATGCCGGGGATGAAGATTCCAAGCGCATGGAGTTCCGCATAGTCCTCTTCGCTACAGGCGATGCATGCCGTCAGCACAACCAGCAAGACGAACGCGATAGCCGGCAACACCCACCAGGCAATCATGCTGCCTTCCTGGTGATGCCGCCGCGTGCGGCTCGGATCACATCGGAAACGTTGTCTCCCTTCTGGATCTTGACCTCACGCGGCGCCGCGAACGCCAGGCGTGCGCGTTGACCGCTCTTGTATTCGAGCGTCACCACGACGTTGCCGCCGATGGTCACGCTTTCTCCCGGTGTTAAGTCAATGCGCAGCATGGTTTGTCCGTTATTCCTGGTTGAGATAGGCGGCGCGGTCGGCTTCGGACAGCTTGCCGATGGCATCCTCGTAAGCGGTGCCGCCCTTTTCCGCCAGGCGGTCCAGATACGCGAACCGGCTTTCGCTGGTGTCATTGGACTCGGCTGCCGGGATGTTGCGGATACCAGTCACTTCCGGCACGGCAGGCGATTTGTTCTGCTTGGGCTTGGCGGGAGCGGGTGCGTTCGGCGCGGCGCCCAGGTCGGCAACGACACTTTCATGCGCCTTGTCCAGCAATTCCGGACCGGACAAACCGGCATTGGCCGGGTCCTTGGCCAGTTCAATGACCGTATCGTTGAGCAGCTTGAAGCGGCCCTTACTCGCCTGGTATTCCTTGTGCGAGTCCATGAAGTTGTCGCAGGCGATGGTCCAGGCATCCTTTTCCTGCGCCTTGCGGCTGTCTTCGGCCAGTTCGTACTTGGTCTGCTGCTGGCGAAGGTCCAGTTCCTGGTCGGTCAGCTTTTCCGCCTCGGCGGTGTACTCGCCGAAGGTCAGGTCGCCGGCTTCCAGCTTGTCAGCCAGTGCCTTCTTTGCCGTCTTGATGTCCGCAATCTTCTTGTCGAAGTCTGCAACGGGCTCGGCGTCGAAGAGCGGCTTCGGGCGCTCGTTTTTGGGCTCGTCCTTCGGTGCGGGGGCTTCTACCGGCTTCTTTTCAGGCTCCGGCGTGGGCTCGGGCTCGGGCTCCGGTTCCGGTTCCGGTTCCGGCGGGTCTTTGGGATCGTTAGCAGGATCGTCATCCGGGTTCGGATTGTCGTCATCGTCCGGCGCCGGGTCCGCGTTCTTCTCTTTTACGCGCGCGCGGTCGTCGGTGTCCCCTGCGGCATGACGGCGCTCGTTTTCGGCCTCGTCTTCCTCCAGTTCCTTCAATGCCGCGATTTCGGCATCCGTCAATCCTTCAAGCTCCTGCTCGGTGTATGTAGCCATCATTAGCCTCGGTGGTTGGTAAGAACATTGACCTCCTGGAATCTCGCCTCAAAGACTGGTCTAGACAAGATGTGCCGCTCGCCGCTCTCCTGGATCACCAGGAAATCGCCGCGGCGGGGTGAAAACGGGGTGAGGATATCTTTCGTGAAGGGTGTTCGGCCGTCGCAGCCTTGCAGAACCAGGAAGGTGCGCCGCTTGCCGGTCTGCACCACATGCACAACCTCGGCAATCTCGAACGCCTCCACCTGAACCGGCTTGGCCTGGTAGCGCATCAGCTTGGTGAAACCTGAAAACAGACGTTCATCGCTTCCCCCTGATATTCCACAAATAAAATTACGCCAAGTATTGACTTGGCGCAATTATACGATATGGCAATGCTGCTGCGGCGAATAACTATGCAGTTGTCGCCCCCTGCTGTTGCTCTGCCTGCTCGGCGGCCGTGGCCTTGGACAGCGTGGCGATCTCGGCGGCGCGGGCGCGCTGCTTGGCATCCATGCGCGCCTTCTCGATGGCGGTATGCGCCTGGATCAGTGCGTTGCGGTGCTGCTGCTCCAGCGTCATGCCGTGCTTTTGCATGTCGGCCTGCATTTGCATCTGCATCTGCGCGTGCGGGTCGGCTTGCATCGACTGCGCCTGGATGTTGGCGCCGATCTGCTCGGTTTCGGCGCGCGTCTTGTCCACTTGCGCTTCCTTCAAGGCCACTTCGGCGGCCATGCCGCGCTGCGCCAGTTCCTGTTGTGCCTGTGCCTGCTCGGCCGCTGCTTGCTGCGCCTGCTGTTCCTCCGGCGTCATTTCCTGGTCCGGGTCCACCTGGCCGTTGATCTTGCGGATGCGCTTCAGGAGTTCGTCCTTCTGCGGTCCCAGGTCCATCATGTCCACCACGACATCCAGCAAGGCCAGTCCGATCTGCTCCGGCATGGAGGAAACCATTTCGGCAAGCTGCTCTTGGGCGGCAATGCGCATGGAATCGCGGAAATCCTGCTCCGATACGATGAAATCGGCCTTGTGCGCGGCAATCCAGGATTGTGGCAGGTTCGGGTCGTTGATCATCTTGAACTCCACCTGGCCCTTGTTGCCCAGGATACGGATGATCTTCTCGTCGCGGTAGAACTGCTCCGACAGCGCCAGCGTCTTTTCGCCGGAAATCTGCGAGGCCAGGCGCAAGTTATCGAACAGCTCGGCGGTGGCCATGGCGCCTTGGTCCTGGCGCGCAATGATCGCCTTGCCCGATGTGGCATTGGTTTCGCGGCCCATGTTCTCGTCGGTCACGCCGGATGCGTCCTGGATCATCTTCATGTCCATGTGCGCGAACTCCAGGTGAGCCGGCGCCAAGTCGCGGTCCACGTTGATTTCGAGATCCTTGCCCTTGTTCTTCACAATGATGGCGTCCGGACGCGCCACTTCCTTGGCAAATTCCTCCAGATCGTCCACGGCGCCCCTGTCCATGATGGTCTTGTTCGTGGACAGGATGGCCAGGGACTTGGAGATCCGCTTGTTCAAGTCATCCTGCGGGTCACGCAAGCCGCGCACGGTGCCGTAAGGCAGGTTGTCACGGTCGCGGCGGTAGCCCCAAACGGCCGTGAACGGGAACTTGTTGTGCTTGTACGGGCTCTTGGCGTCGTACAGCATGCCGCCCTTGCACATGATGGCCAGGCGCGTAACCATTTTCACGCGCTCGGCAATGGATACCAGGCCGGATTGCTCGGCATCGATGTGCGCCTGGTCGTTCGGATCGTACATATCGCCCTTGAGCGGGTGCTCCTGCGCGGCCTTGATGACCTTCACGCGCTCGGGAACCTTGTACCAGGCTTCGATCAGGCGCACGCGGCGCCGCTTGAACATGGAAACGGTGCCGGCAACGGCGTAATCGTGCGATGCGGCTTCGACGGCTTCCATCGCCTCGTCGGAATCTTCCTCGGCGTTGGTGTAGTTGTAGCCATCCAGGGCGGATTGCTCGATCAGTTCTTTGCGGTCGGGGAACCAGGTGCACGCCACATCCACGTCAACCCATTTCACGCGGAACACGTAGCGACCTTCTGAAACATCATGGTGCGGGTTGACCGAATCCCACAACACGTTGCGCCAGGACTCCCATCCCAGGTACAGCGGTTCGCCGTCGTCGGCGTCGAACATGCCTTCCTCCAGCCAGCCCACGCCGACTTTCACGGCATCCGCGAAGGCGCGCGAGCGCAGATACTGCTGGCGGTTGGCGTCGGCCAGGTATTTCATGAGTTCAGTCTTGGATTGCGCGGCCTTTTCGCCATCCTTGCGGCGCGCAAGGATCTTCCAGTCCACGCGGGTTCGCTTTTCGGTGCCCAAAATCCAATCGATGGCCGGCTTGATCTTGTTGTACACGCGCGGAACCTGGCCGCGCTCGTCCAGCTCCTTGGCGTCTTCCTGGGACCATTGCATGTGGTCGTAATAGTCGGCGTCGCACGCCATTTGGAAGCGGTTGTCAGCCTGGCGCGCAAGCTCTTGTACGAAAAAGTCCCACAACATCTTGTGCCGGTCCCTCAGCGCCTGGCTGTCAAGCTGGCTTTCCTTTACCTGGGGCTCGTCCGGGGCATCGATGCGCCCGACAAAGGAATTTACCGGGTCGTGAGTGCTACCAGTCTTGAAATTCTCGATTTGCGGCATGTGTTTTCTCCGGCCAACGGCTTGACAATTGGCAAGATTCTACATTGGAGGATGTGATAAGGCACTGGTTTGGGCGGGTTTATTGCGCCTGCATAGCGGCCGGCGTGGGCGGGGCGGGCGCGCGTAAGCTCCCGGCTATTGAACTCGGCCGCCGATGCATCACCTGGCCGCACAGGTGTATGAAGTGCCGCCACTTTGCCCGGTGGCGGTCCGCGCATCGGCTGCGCGGTTGCAGCGGGTTTTACTTGTTCGCTATCCAATAGGTATGGAATCCCTTGCACCAAGCGGCCGCATACAGGAAGGACAGGATGAAAATGCCCCATTGGCCGGCCAGGAAGGATGAAATCAGCCAAGCAGGCTGTCCCAGGAGCCCGCATACCGACGCCCAACGACGCCAGCGGTCGGTTGCGCACTGAGAAAAGAAGATGGCCGACACGCCGAACAGGGCAATGAAGACTTGGGTAAGGGTGGCAATGGTCATGGTTTAGTTGTCTGCGCTGAACCTGTAGCGGATATCGCCGGTATAGATCGGGCTGCGGGTATGCAGGCGGTCGATGCCGTTGCGCATGGCCTGGATCGCCTTGGGCATGTCCTGGCCGGACGTGTCGCAAAGCTCGTCATTGGTCAGATAGCGCATGAAGTATTGGCCCATCAGCAAGCGCTCATGGCCGCCTTCCAGCGCGGACGATAGCGGCATGCCTGGTCCCATGCGCCGGACCGCGAACTGCACATCGCGGTATTCCTCGCGGTGTTCTTCGCAGCAGTTCGGGCGGTTGATCGGGTGCTGGTCGCGCAGCATGGCCTATGCTCCGGTCGGCTTCTTCTCGAGCGCGGCGCGCACAAAGCAATCCTTGGCCTCCAGCAGCTTGCGCATGCCGGCGCTCTTTTCAGGACCGTCCGGCAATTCCGCTTCCAGCTTGGCGGCCAGGTCGCCAATCGGCTTGCTCACGACTTGAAGGTGGGCGGGGAGGTGCGCGTAGTTGAAATACTTGATGGTGGTAGTGGGCATTTTTCCTCCAGGGGCATTTACTCAATGAATGGGAACCGCCGCATAACGTGCATGTCGCGCCCGGTATGCGGCTGGTTGGCACGATTAAGCCAGGTAGGCCGATGCGTTGACCGTTGCCGAAGAAACCTCGGGCTGGTTATGTGCATCACGATTGCCCCATCCAAGCGAGCCGTTGCAGGACACTACGATTTGCTTGCCGGGGACATCATGCAGCAGATCGATGACCGCGTTAGCATTGGCCAAAGCCACTTGCATATCGTGGCTGTGGTCTTGCTGGTGGCTTACCACGTTTGTAGCAAAGTAGTGGGCAACTGCGGCCTTTGCTGCGGCCTTGGTCGGTGCGGTGACGCTAAAGGAATAGCTCATTTTATTCTCCAGGGTTGTGATTAAAGGGAATTACTCTACGGTGATCCAATCGCAGGCCAGCATGTCCGTCTGCGAGGCCAGCCAGGGCACGCGCGAGCCCTTCGGATAGGCGGGGTGCCCCTCCGGATACTCGATGTAGATATAGGGAAGGCTCATTTTGCTGTGCGCGTCCGGCTTCTGCATCAGCAGCCACATTCCCTTGCCGTTCCAGCCGGCGCGGGCAACCTTCTTCCCTTCTTCCAGCGCCAGCAATGCACTGCCGAAGCGCGTCGGCGCCGCAGCATTGAACGTCACGGAGGCGGCCCGCAGTTCATTGAGAATCAACATCACATGCGAACCGTTCATGCCGCAATAGCCCTGGTAGTACGCGGGCACGTTGACATCCCAACTCTTGGTTGCCTCCCAAATGGCATTGAATGCCGGGCTCGCCAAGTCCGCTTCGGTCGGGTTTGGCATGTTGGCGAGTCCGTCGCTATCCGTTTTGCCGGTAACGGTAGGAGCAGTACCGGCATCCACTTCCGCATAACCATCCTCGAACGCCTTGGCCGGCGAGAAGGACAGATAGCCGTCCTCGTACTCCACCAGGTAGCCGCCCGGCTCAACCTTGCAGCGGGTCATATACTCCACGTCCACCATCACGGCCGCGGCATCGGGGCTGTGCGCCGGGTCCAGCCAAAGCCGGGTTTGCGTCATGCCCACTTTCTCCACGTCGATGATGCGCGCGGCCTTCACTACCTTGTGACACTTGAACTCTTTCATGCACTTCTCCTTCTGTGGTGGGGGGTTAAATGGTCAGTCCGGCATTCGGACCGGAAGCGTTGTCTTCGCCTTCCTTGATGGTGCGCTCGTAGGTCTTGCCGTTGACGGTCAAGAGCATTTCGGCCACCGTCTTTTCATAGCCGGTCTTAGGCTCGGGCGGCATCTTCAGGCAGTCTTCCATGCTCTCCATGATCGCGTTGCACACATCCATGGCGGAATAGCGGTCGCGCGCGAGATTCAGGCGGATGACGTACTCGTTCGCCTTGGCCGCCAGGAACTTGGGGTTCAGGAAGGCGTGCAGGTCGTCCATGAGGATGGCGACCGGCGTCTGCTTGATGGCGGTGTTCGGCCTGGCCGGATACAGGATCATGGCCGGGCGCCGGTTGATGTAGTGGCCTGCGACAAAGACAGATCCGCATACGCGCTGCCACTGGCACTTGTCGCCTCCGATGATGAAACCCATGGACTACCTCCGTTTTTTGGTGAGTTTGGGCGGGCGTTCCCGCTTGAAAATGAACTTGGAACCGATGTGGTACTTATGGCAGTGCGGGCAGTGATACACGCGGATGTTGGCCTTGTGCTTGTCGCGCTTGGTCTTGACCGCTACCGCCTTGGCCAAAGCGAAGGTGTCGAACGGGTCTTTGCCAGCGCACTGCGTCTGCACCATCACTTCGGCAATGCTCGCTTCTTCGGTCATACCACTCTCGCCCCTCCCCGGCGTTTTACCTTTGTTTTTCCCTTGCGCCCGACTTCTTCCAGGGATTGCCCCCACTGGCGGAAAGCGTCGGCGCCGTTGGAATTGTCGTCATGCAGCGGTTCATCCTTCCAGGATTGCGTCTGCGTATTCCATGCCTTGCGGTAATTTTCGAGCCTAATTATGCCTTGTTTGCATTGCGTTTGGTCAACCCATGCTTGCGACATGGCCATGCGGGTGAGATCGATGCCGGTTTGAACGCGGTCGATCTTGGGCACAATCTCGGTGTTGTCCAGGCCGATATCGTTGAGCATGGTTTCGATGCTCTTGTTATCCAGGGACAGCCGTTCATGCGCGGCGTCGTGCGGCAGATAGTGCCGGCCCCACACATAGCCCAACTTCTGCATGTAGCTGACGTAGTGGGTAAGGTTTTCGCCCGAGTTCTCGTAGTAGCGGATGAACCGATGCTCCGGACCGACAAGCTGGTGGAACCAGATGGCGTTGAAGTCGTTGCGGCCCACGTCCCAAAAGGTGTTGACCGGCACGCCTTCGACGTAGGGCACGTTGCAAATGCGGCCCTCCTTGCGCATCTTGGCGATTTGGTTGGTGTAGTAGGCGCCTTCGAGCGACTTGTAGAACGCTTCATCGACGGTGCTTGGGTATTCCTGGAACATCTTCTCTCCCTGGGTTTCGCGCTTCTTCACGTACCAGGCACGCTTGCGCATGCCGATGCGCCGCTCGATGATTTCTTCCACCTGGTCAAAATATTCGTGGTCCTTGTCGGTGATATCCACGTCGCGCGGGTCAATCTCGTATTCCTTGGCGTCCCACCAGGAGTAGAAGTGCAGCTTGTAGTCCAGCATGGTCAATGGCCGCGCGGACTGCTTCAATGCCAGCGCCTGCATGGTCATGTCGTAGAACTTGCCCTGTGCGCCCTCGGCGGTGGACTCGATAACCACGATCTGGCCAGGCTCGACGGTATTCAGGGCGCCGGTAATGACTTCCTCCGCGCGCGCGGGGAACTTGGCGCACAGCTTGCCGAACTCGGAAACGTGCAGCTTCTGGAAGGTGCCGCCGCGCAGGGATGTGCCCACGCGCAGGCTGGAACCGTTGTTGAATATAAGTTGGGTTTCGCTGTCTTTTACCGTGCAGCGTGCGGTCTTGAGCGAGTCCGGCAGGTTGTCATACGCGAATTTCATCTTGTCGCGGAAGAAAACCGTAGCGTCCTCGTTGTTGTGCGCGATGATGCCGCCGCGATGGTGCGAGTTGAACAGGCAGGCGTCCAGGATGAACAACTGCGTGATGGTCGTAATCCCGCGCTGGCGGGCTTTCGGAATGATATTTAGGTACGTCATGTCGCGCAGGAATTGCTCCTGTGCTTCATTCGGCCGGAATTTGAACTTCTTGCCGTCCTTCGACACTTGCCAGTACAAGTTATGGAGCCGCCACATTTGGTCCTCAAACGCGGCTTTTAATTTACTGTCAATAGCCATGGTCTTTTAGCGCTTGGCTTATCGCCTTGCGACTATTCCCTGTAATCTTCTCTATTTCCCTAAGCGACTTCCCCTGCCCCTTCAGTTCGAGCCATACCGGGAGATTTTTCAAATAATTTGCACGCCGCGAAGCGCGAATTGCTTCTACATGCTCTTTCGTGAATTTCTTCCCCTTTTTCGCGGCCGATATCCGCTCTCCGCGCTCAACCGTTGCCGGCGGCATTGATCGGCCTGTCAAGGCGAGTGAATGCGCGGCGCGGCGCTCGGGCGTCCAGGTTGTGCGCGCAACATATCCTTTTTCGAGGCTTTTGCGCCTCCGCTCGGCTTGCTCTGGCGTGCATTTGTACCCTGCCGGACTGTATGCAACATGAAGAATGTTGTAGCCATTGCTGGCAGCGTCGTATTCATCAATGAAAATCTGCTCTGCCGCGGCCAGGTCGCGCCGGTCGAACACGACGAAAAGCACGTCGAAGCTGAATGCCGCCTCGCCGTGCTTGTTCCATGAGGACTGAAGTTTCGCATTGCCGTGATATCCGCCCCGCAGTTGCGCCTTATGGACTCCAAGGCGAGATGGGATATTGACAGCCGAACCGATGTACACCTTCCCGGTGTTTCGATTGGTGATGCGGTAGATGCCTGACTTTATTCCAGCCATGTGCCCCTGGTTGGTCGCGGCTCCTGCGCGGGGTTGATCATACGGCCCTCCAGATAGACTTCGGGGAACCGTGGCAGTTGGCGCTTTTCTGCTGCGCGTGCCCTTCGTGCGTCATCAGGCTCATGGATTTGGCCTTCCTGGTGATCGCGCCCCAGGCCCGGCGGTCGGGCGGCGCCGGCAATCCGCGGCGCTCGGCCCATATCCGCACATCCTCCACCATGAACTTGAGCCCGCGATGCTCGGCACTGTACAT